CTTCGGCTTGGGCCGATACAGGATCTTCTGGCCGGGGAACTTGGCCCGCAGCTCGCGCGACTTGTCCCGCGTCCAACCATCAGCCCCAACCGCGTTGGACTTCGGCCCGTTCCCCACCAGCAGGATCGGCCCCTTGGAGTCACGATCCGGGGCGATGGACAGCCCGGAAGCACCCCAGCGCCCGTCCCCCGGATAGGGGCCGCGCATGATGTGCTGCGGACTATGGAAGCCCCCAATGGCGACCCGATACTTCCGATCCGGCCCCTTGCGATCCCAATAGCCCGCATCGAACGCAATCAGGCGTTCGCGGTTGGCGTAATGCACCCGATCCCGCCCGCCAAGCCCGTACAGGACGACGTAGGCGTCATCCCGTGGAGTCCCTGAAAGCCCACGGGCATCCAGTCCCCTCGCCCCTTCGATTGCCGCGCGCATCAATCCCTGAGCGCGCTGGTTCCACAAAGGCGAGTTCAGGATGTCGAACTGCACTTGATCCCCGCTGCGGCCAGCTCGGCCCGTGCCATCCATTGCCCGTAGGGGTCGCGCTTCCCGCGCACAAGGTTTCGGGGCTTGCCCTCGACCAGATACTTCCTCGCTTGCCACTGGATGTTCGGAAACAGCACTTCCAGCGCCGATGCCGTCATCCGCCAGTAGTCGTCCGGGTAGGCATGAACCCGCCAGACGAACGGGACGCAAACCAGCAGCGTGCCGCCTTCCATCAATGCCGCCTCGATGTTCGCCGCCATCAGCCACGGACGGCGCACATGCTCCAGCACCGACACGCAATCGACGTGTGCGAACGTGCCTAGCTCCGTGGGCAGCGGGGCTTCGAGATCGTGAACGATGTCCACGCCCTCGCCTTCAAAGAGGTCAATTCCCAGCGCCTTGCGGTACAGCTGCCGGCGATCCTGCTTCTTGCCGTAAACCTTGCTGCCGACCACCAGTGTCCGGCCCCTGCGCGGCGGCCACTTCTCCGCGAACCGCGCCAAGCCGACCGGACTATCCGAGGTCATGCAGCCATTCCTTCAAATCCCTTGCCGCGCGTTCCACGGGATAAGCACGCTGCACAAACCGATCAGCAATCGCTTCCCGGCCACCTTGATCCTTCAGCCAATCGAACGCAATGGACAGGCTGTGCCCATCCTCGGCCCAATACTCGGCGCCTGTCGCGTTCTCCGTGTAGCCGCATTCGGCCTGCCCCACGAACGGGGTGCCGCTTGCGTGTGCGTTCGCCAGCTTCACGCCGGACTTCCAGTGGCGGGCCACATAGCCGCCCGAGTCACGAAGCGCCAATACCACGTCCACGTCGGCCAGGCGTTCGGGGTTGACCACGAACTCCCAGCCCCGCCGCTGGCATTCCTGCCGGATCACCCTCTCCCATTGCCCGAGATAGCCCGGCGAGCCTTCGTAGCCCACGCGCTTGATCGTTTCGCGGATCGGGTTACGTTCAATTCCGATCCGGTGATGGTGCGGAAGCACGATGCCAGGAATCCCGGTATCGCAGTCCTCCCGCATTTTCCGGTTCGGCCAGATGATCGCCGTGGGATTCAGCGATGCGATCTTTCCGCGCACCCAGCCAATCGCTTCATCCCGCGTCCACTGGTAGGACAGCGGTTGCGGGTAGGCATCCACGATGTCCCAGACCCAGCGTTTGCCACGCAGGGCCGCGACCACCGCAGACGGCGTGCGCTTGACCACGATGGTCAAGTCGCCGGGTGTCGTCGCGTTGGCTTGCACCGTCGCGCCCATCGCCGCGCCGAGTTGTTCGCCTCGCATGGCCCAGCTTCCGGATTTACCGCCCTTGCCGGTGACCAGCAGGTTCATGCCGACCTCGGGATGAAATAGCTCCCGCCGGTCTGCGGGTCTTGAACGTTAAACCCTTCATCGGTTTCCGCGATCAGGAAGAACCGTTCCAGTACCCATTCCCGAGTCATAGCAGGCTCCGGAACGGCAACCCTTCGGAGATTTCGTCCATCGTCCACTGTGCCCACGCCAGCCTCCGCAGCATCGCCAGCCGGCCTTCGTCCGTGTTGTCCTGTGCCCCGATCCAGTCGGGCATCTCCGACGCAACCGGAATGCCCCACAGAAGCGCCTGTAAGGCCGCCCCGCTGCCCCACGTCACCACGCGCCCGCAATGGGCCAAATCGTCCCTGAGCGCCGTTGTGGGGCGCGTCCCGGGATGCCTGCGAATCCTGCCGCCGTAACGCGCCTGCGCCTCCTGCGGCCAGCTACGCGGCATGGCGGTCGGTGCCGCGCCGATGCCACGCTGCGCCAGAATCACCGTCTCGCCTTGCGTGCGCCACGGGGCCAGCTCGATCCCCAGCGTATCCCACCGCTCCGGGCCGAAGTCATCGAACCGGCCCGCCGTGTTATGGCGGTTCCGGGCGATGTGATACCACCGCTTCCCGGCGAAGTCATTGCCCCAGCCTGCATTCTCCGCCACCAGTACCGGACGCCCTGCGGCCTCGAATGCACGCGCGGCGGATGCACCGATGCCGATGCGATTCCACGTCACCAGGATGTCCTGCGGCCCCGGCGTCATCGTCGTACCGGGGATGACCTTGTAGCCGTTAAGCCGGAGTCCCCTCGCAAACGCCTCGACCCGCTCCGGCACGGTGAGCCGAAGGTTCAAATATGCCTGTTTCATCCAACCTCGCCGTTGGAAAGCACTTCAGGGCAGACCCTTCGGTGCAATTGATGACCTCAATCCCCTTGTTCGCCACGCCCCAATCCGCGAACTGCCGCAGATGGTTCCTGCGCTGCGATTCGTTCGTGTTCCGCAGCCCGTTCGTGTACGCGCCGAAGAAATGCGCGCCGTGCATGTCGAAGCCCAGCAGCAGGATGCGGGTCGCGCCTTTCAGCTTGGCAACCTCCAGCCCAAGCACGCCGGAATTGCAGATGGCGCCGACGACCGGAACGTTGATCCGTTCCGCCCCATCGACCGGCATCATGGCGAACCGTTCCGGGAACCGTAAGGCCTCCGGATACTTCCGCCACCAGCCGCGATCACTCGCGGCCACGAACTGCGCCCACGGTGCAAGCTGGAATGCGCAGCCAATCGCACCAGTCGGTAGATGCCTAATCAGCTCGGCAAGCTCCGCCGAAGCGGACGGCCCCGGCGCGAGCAATGCCCATGTGGTCATCAGTACGCAATGACGATGATCGCGCCCGTGCCGCCGTCGCCACCCGCGCCGCTGTTCCCTGTGGAATCGAGCGAAGCCCCACCACCGCCGCCGCCTGCGCCGTATCCCGCACCCTTGCCGCCAGCGCCAGCCGCGCCCGTCTTGGACGCGCCGCCACCACCGCCGCCCGTGCCGATTTTCAGCCCACCATCTGCTGTTCCGTCGCCACCCGTAGCGCCAGAGGTTCCGGCCGTGCCGCCGCTCACCGTCGTTCCGCTATAGGTCGGCGATGCGCCACCCGCCGCGCCGTTCGATGCTGCGTCCGCAGACGTAATCCCGCCACCGGAAGCGCCGCCGCCAGAGGCAAGGTTGGATACGCCGCCGGCAACCCCGACCCCGCCCGTCGTACTCGCCGCCGCGCCAGCGCCGCCGGAGGATACGGATCCGCCCCCGGCCGAGCCTGCAGCACCCGTCGCGTTCGTGCCCCCGCCGCCACGTCCGCCGCCCATCGCGCGCAGGAACGCGCCAAAGGTCGTGTTTCCACCAGCCACGCCGTTGTTGCCGTTCGTGCTGTTTGTCGCTTGTGAGGCGCCACCCGTTCCGGCTGCGCCTATCACCATCGTCACCGATGCCGGAAGGTCGGCTAACAGGAAGTCGGCTTCCGAACGTCCGCCAGCTCCACCACCGCCGCCACCGCAGCGAACGGAAGCGGCAGCGCCCTTCCGTCCGGAACCGCCGCCACCGCCACCGCCAATGCAGATCACATAGGCGCGCTTGGCGCCAGCAGTCATCAGCGCCGAAACATCGAGCGATTGATTCGCCACATAGACAGTCGTGGTGGGCGTGTATGCGTCAGCGCCCGCCGGCCCCGTTGCGCCGGTTTCACCCGCAGGCCCGGTAGCACCAGTGTCGCCCTTGACGCCTTGAATGCCCTGCGGCCCCGTGGCCCCGGTAGCACCTGTTGCGCCCGGATCTCCGGTGTCACCCTTCGGCCCCTGCGGGCCTGCGCTGCCGGTGTCGCCCTTTACGCCTTGAATCCCTTGCGGGCCTTGATCGCCGGTATCGCCTTTGGGGCCTTGCGGACCAGTCGGGCCGATATCGCCTTGCGGGCCGGCGGGTCCGGTTGCGCCCGTGTCACCCTTCGGGCCTGTGGCGCCGGTTGGTCCAGTCGGGCCTGTTGCACCCTGCGGCCCGGTGTCCCCTTGTGGCCCCGCCTGGCCGCCGAAATACGGCAGCGCGTTCCAGCGCGAAACACCGTCGCCCACCTTCCACTTCCTTGTATCGGTTTCCAGCCCCGGTTCCCCATCCAGAAGAACCCCGTTCAAGGACGACCATTCCGCAGCCGTGCCTTTCCTGAGCGTGAACCGGATGCGCCTCACGGACCACCGCCTTGCACTACCATATCGTCAGCGTCCAACGGTTCGCGCACGCCCTGCCCGACCATCAAGGTCAAGTGTTCGCGCATGGAAACGTCGTCCTCCATGACGCCGAAGATGGTGTAATTCTTGCCCCGGTACGCAACGCGCATCGTCGCGTCGATGTCGTCCCGGTAGCGGATAACCACGCGCCCCCGCACTTCCGACTGCTCGGCAGCAGAGGCGATGAACTCGCGCGCTGACATGGGCACGATCTGCGCCCAGACGTTCGCAACGGCCACCCATGTTTTCTGCATTTCCCCGGTCACGGGGTCTTGCGCGATCTGCGGCACTTGGATCTCGATGTAGTGGCGCAGATCGCCGGAACCGACTGCGGGCATCAGCGCAACCCGAAGAACTCAGGATTAGCTCGGGACGCCGCGCGAGCCATAATCCTGTTTTGAATGGCCTGAATATCCCGCTCAGTTTCCGCCATGCTGGATGGATGATTCTTAGGGAGCTTGGAAATCGCACTATATAACTCTGCCGACAGATTCAGTACGGCCAGCTCATCGTCTGTAAATTCACCCATCAGATCGCCGTTCCCTTTCGCAATGGCGCAAGCATCGCGGTCGATGCCTTGTTCAATACATAACCGTAGCCCGCATCCGGCGTCACGACGTTATCCAGCCCCTCGCCCTCGCGGAATCGGTAGGCGCTGGAAAGCTCGATCAGCACCGCAGCCTTCACCACCGGACGCACGACAAGCGGCTCATCCGGCACGGGTTCGCCCGAGGAATCGCGGACGACCTCGCCGGACGAATCAATCAGCGGCAGGTACAGCCGCGCGTCGTCCTTCACCCACAGCGAAACCGACTCGCAAATGGCGGGGATGAAGATCGCCAGCCAATCATCGTCCGCACCGCCGCCGCTATCGGCGTCCAGACGCAAATGCGCGCGGGCTTCCGCGATGGTGACAAGATCGGTCGCCATTACAGCTTCACCGGCCCCGGCGGCGGCTTGCCGTCCTTGCCGTCGCGTCCGTCACGACCCTTGCGGGCGCCAATCGTCCAGTCCTTGCATTCGGTCGTCGGTTCGGCGCCCGTGTCGCGCACAGCGATCCAGAGGTTGCCGTTGTGCGTCCACGAATCCCCAGCAGTCGCCTTGACGCCGGGATTCCAATATCCCTTGTGGCGGATGCCGCCGGCCGGGTAGCGCAACTCTTGATCGCCGTTCCAACGTTCGATGATCTCGTGCGTCTCGGGCGAATAGGTGCGCGTGAAGCCTTCCACGCTGCGGCCATCCTTGCCCGGCTCACCGTCCTTGCCGTTGTGCCCGACCACCACCCCCAGCGACTTCATGCGCCCATCGGTCATGCTGGCCACCAAAGCACCGTCGCGGTCGATCATCAGGTCGGCAATGCCGGCGCCGTCTTTTCCGTCCGCGCCATCCTTCCCGTCCAACCCCTTCTCGCCCTGCGGCCCACGCTCGCCATCCTTGCCGGGTGCGGGCGGGTTTTCCTCAAGATGCGCCGCGACT